TTCTGACATTGAGTTTCCTCAAAGAATTTGCCCCGTGAACCCCACGGGTAAGGGTTTTGGGCGATATTACCCGAAATTACTCACTTGTCAAGCTTATTGCATAGGTTGTTGTTCCATTGGCGGCTGCATTGGTTGCTGCTGCTGCGTGAACGGGCTTGCACCGTGCCCAATGTCTTCTGCTGCAATGGCTGCATATTGGTTTTGTTCCATGTTGCGCTTTTCGATCTCTTGCATTAGGCGGCCTGTGTCCATGTGGTGCAGCAACAATTCCACGATCGCATCGATTTCGGTTTTGTTCTGGCTTGTGATCGCACGGGTGTTTTGGTCGTTGACTTTGACTTCCGCCATTGTTTCGGTGTTGTGCGCCTTGGCGGTGACTTCCATAAGCTTGCGCTTGGTTGCCCCTTCTTCGCGTATCTGCTGCACTTGACCGCGGTTGTTGATCTCCAGCTGCGCGGCCTGGAGCTGCTGCTGCATATCTTGCAGTTGCTTCTTCGAATTCGCCAGTTCCATTTGGACCTGGGGCGGAATGTCCGACTTTTCATCTACCTGGGCCATTGGGTTCATGGATGCTAGGCGGTCCGCTATTACGTCCGCACCAGGGAAATCCATATTTCTAAACACCAGGTCGCCAGCGATATTAAATAGCTGCTCATTACCCGTTAGCAGCGGCATCATGGCTTCCACCGCTTGCTGGCGCTTGGTTTGGAATCCTGGTCCAGTATCCATTACAACGTCGTATTCGCCGACTGTCACATCATTTAGCACTTTGCCCACTTCGGTCTTTTCATTGATAGTGGTCATGTCAGGTTGACCGTCCGATCCAATGATCCGCATCACGCGGTTTGTGTCGTAAATGTGCGGGATCAAGTCCAGGATGATTTTGCCCGTGTGACGGATCGATCTGGTCATGTTGTCGTAGAAGTGGAAATTCGATAGGTCCACCTGGTTCTGCTGCCCAGCTAATGCCTTGCCCGAAATGTTGCCCGTTGGCAGCTGATTCGGATCGAGTATGCCCAGGACCATTTGCAAGTCGGCGGAAATTGCGCCAGCTGCTTCCATGATGCCCGCGGGCGGTGCTTCTGGCTGCAGCCTTTGCGGAACGGGTGCTGCCACGCCTTCAATGTCTTTTTGCTTGTAGCGTAGGACGGGGCTGGATTTGATGTTAGCCAATGCCCATTCGTTTTCGTGGCCTTCGTCCTGGCCTTCTGCTAGCAGCCATTTAGCCTTTGGAGCTAGCGCAACCGATTCGGTCATGCTGGTGCGCCAGAAGTTATACATCCGCTGCGGGTCTTTAGCAAACCTTACCAGGCCATAGCGCTTGCGGCGATCGTCCACGATTACTTGTGCGCCATAACACGGAACAACGGGGATATATTTGCCAGCCCAGGTTTTCTCTTCCAAGATTTCCAAGGCGGTCATCTTGCACCACTTCACGGCCTTGCGGAATGTGTCGCGTTCGTCCACCACGGACAAACCCATCGCTTCGACCTTTTCAAAGAAGTTAGCAGAATCGGCAAAGTGGACCGTGTTATCGCTTAATTGGTAAAGCTTGGCGCGTTCGCGTTCTACATAGAAGTATTCGGCGATCCGAATGTCTTCTTTTGTGATCCAGCTGGCGGTATCGTCACCCGTTGATCGCTGGGTGAAGTTAGCGCCATCGTCTGCGTCTGGGTAATGGTCGCGGAAAACCTTCTTATCCATCACGGTCGTGATCAGGCACTTTTCAGCGTCCGATCCGTCTGGCAATATTGAATTGGGATCAAAGTAAACGGTAAACGGGTTGTCGATCGTATCGATGTAGATTTCCTGGTCGAACGAATCTTCGCTAACGTAGCGGGTGTTTATGCGCCAGTAACCCCAGCCCATCCGCACGGCGTAGTCAAAGGCCGTATCGTAGGCCGTATCAGCGTTTGAATTGACTTCGATGTGCCTGGTCATGCCTTCGATCACCTGGGCGATCTTGTAATCTGCCAGGTTGTTTACTGGCTGCACTTTGATCCTGGGGCGCTGCATACGCTGCTGGTTTGTCACCTGGCGGATGTAGGCATCGATCTTGTTAATCGTCAGGCACGGGCGGGCTTCCAGGTTGCGCGAGTTTTGTATCTCCACGGGCCATTGGTCGCCAGCTGCAAATTTAATATCTTGCAAAGCTTCGGCGCGGTTCATAGAGTCCGCATCATTGCTCAAATGCCAAAAGTCTATTGCCTTCTGGATGCGTCCGTCTTTAGCTTCGTTTGTTCGTGCCATTGGTGTACCTCTTTAATTTATTATCCCATCCAACCAGCAACCATTGCAACCTGTGCCTTGGCCTTTTTAGGTCCTGGTTCTTTGATCATTAGCGCAATGTATCTGAATGCGTCCGCCCCGTGGGAGTAGTGGTCATGTAGCGGGGTTCTACTGAACTGGCCCGATACTGGATCGACTTCATATCTGTAGTGGCGTAGGCAATTGATCCCTTCGGCAGCATTGTCGCGGTCGAAGTAGCAGCTGGGGAATATTGTTCTGGCAGCGTTGATCGAGTCCAGGATCGGCACACGGGGCAATATCTGAGTCTTAAACCCAGCCGCCCGCACTATGTCATCAATGGACCGACCAGCTGCAGCCAGGGTTTTATTCTCCGCATCGTGTGGCAGCCATACCTTTTCGTACACATAGCCAAACGTTTGCATGGTTGCCAGGTAATGGCTAATGGTCTTCTGGCTGTCTTCGATGTAGCGGATTAGCCTGGTTTCCATGCCCACAAACTGCAAAAACCAAATGGCGGTGCTGTCGGCCCATCCCAGGTCAAACACGGCATGAACTGGTTTGGTTGCGTCATACGGCACTTTAGTCAATCGCCCGTCCAGTTCTGCTTGCTGCAGCTCCTTGGCAAAGATTGCCCCATCGACTGATTGGCGGCATAGGCCTTCCCATACCTGGTTGTATGCTTCCAGGTCGCGCTCTTTCAATGCGTCCTTTTCCAGCATTAGGGTTTCGGGAAACCAGGGGTTATCGCTCCAGTTGATCTTGATCTGGATGCAGTCCGCGGGGGGCTTTAGCACAAAGCGCTGGTAGGTTTCGTCTGTCTCTAGCTCTGGGTTGAAGCTAATCCATATCTCGCTGCCCTGTTTGCGGATGGTAGGGATTAGAATGTTCCAGGATAGGCGGCTAGTCGTTTGTGCTTCTTCCACCCACACAACGTCTACGCCTTCGTAACTCTTAATGTTCGCCACGTTGTTGCGTAGGCCGACAAAGGCAAACTCTGTTCCGTTCTTGCCGCGGATGCTGTTTTGGGTTATCTCATAGAACCCCAGCAGTCCAAGCGCTTCGATCTGGTCGCATAGCAGCTTATGGACTGAATCCTTAATGGATGTTTGGAATTCCCTGGCGCAAAGGATACGCATCGGGTCTTTAGCGCCTTTGATCAGTAGCGCCCTGGCTATGCCCCAGCTCTTAGCTCCACCCCGTCCACCGTATGCGACTTTGTAGCGGCTTTTCTCAAACAAGCCCTTGAGCTTAATTGGGAATTCCGCCTTTGCTATCGCCTGGTTGACTATGTCATTCATTCGGCTTTACAAATGTGACCTGGATACCTTGCAGCAGCGGTGCGCCGTTCTCGCCCGTGATCTCCGTCTTTGTGCTTTCCCGATACTTCTTAGGGAATCGTGCAGCCATTGACCTGGACCAGATCGAGCTGTTTAGCTTCGATCCGTCTTTGTGTTCGATCATCATGTTTTGAGCTATGTTTTCCCACCAATCTAGCTCCAGCTCCTTCGCCTGGTCCAAGGCGTGCAGAAATTCTGGATGCTTGTCTTTCCAATCAAATAGCACCCTAGTAGAAACCCCTAGCTTTGCGGCTATTTGTTCTATGGATTTACCCTGGTTGCCTAGCTCTATAACCTGGTCGCAGAATGCGGGGTCATACAAGCTTGGGCGACCTACGGGGCGCTTTTCGGTTGGTTCTGTCATTTTTTAGCTGTCTTAGCGGATTGTTTGAATGCTGCAGCTGTGGGTGCGCCTTTTGTTCCAGGCTTACGCATACGCTCTACGGGCTTGCCTTCGGCTTTTTCCCGTTGGATACGTTCTTGTTTAGCGTGGATGTTGGCGTAGAGTCCTGGCTTCATTTCTTTTTCGCTGGCTTTTTGGCAGCTTCCCGTTTGACTGAATAGGCAATTGCCACCGCTTGTTTGGGCGGCTTGCCAGCTTCTATCTCTTTTTTGATATTAGCCTTCAGCGCTTTGGGTGTCATCGACTTTATTAGCGGCATTGGTTTGCTCCAGTTGGTCTAACCAGAATTGGCAGTCCTGGATCGCCCCGCCGATCGCCTGGAGGGTTTGTTCCATTTGACGGGCCTGGGCGGTTAGGGTTTCAATCCTGGCTTTTAGGGCTGCTTCGTTCAAGATGCACCGTGGACAATTGCGAAGTTAATGATCACCGCTTCAGAATATGAAGTGGCTGCGCTCAAATTACGCAATGTAATTAAGGCTGAACCAGAAGCCAGGTACGAAACGTATGTGGTGTAAGCACCAAGTGCGCTGCCTGTAGTGTTGCTGGAAACGTTCACAATGATTGTGTCGTTAATCGAAATTGTGCTGTTTGTCAAAACAAACGAAACGGCAGCGCCAGCAGCTAATGCTGCATCATTCATGGTAATGCGACCAGCTGACTTGTTTAAAGTCACGCCTGTGGACTTGCTGGTAGCCTGGGTAACAGTACCCTGACCAGACGCAGCGTAGCCAATTTCAGCTGTGGCGTATACGGTAGAAAATTCTGGATCGTTATATGCGACACCAGTTGCAATTGAATTTGACATGATTTGATCCTTAAAAGGTTAGGTTCTGGGATTATGCTTCAACTACGGCACAAATGTCCGCTTCTTGAATTACCTGGTAGTCTTGGCCCGCCACGTTATGCGTGGGCCAATTCAAATAGTCACCGTTTCCGTATTTCACGAAATCGCCGACTTTTACTTCTGACACCATTGGGCCAATCGCCATGATTGTGCCTTCGTTAAATGGTTCTTTGTTGTTTACCACGATGATTTCGGATAGCGTCCGCACCTGGGGACGTACCACTACGCGGTCACGCAACGGCTGCAGCATCTTTTTTC